GGGCTGACGGGCTACTACAACGCGCCGGGCATCCTCGGTGGGACGACGGGTGCAGCCGGTGCCGCGCCGTCGGTAGATCCGAACACCTTTTACCAGCAGGACGCGCAGACGCAGGCCCTCTACAACCAGTACCACGGTGCCAATGCCGCCGTGGATTGGGCACGTGACGCATCGGCCGCGGTGCAGCGTGCTTCTGGTGGCCAAGCCGGCCTCACAGGTGGTGGTGGTGGTGGCTTGCAGGGCATCCCGACGCTCCAGGCGCAACGCCAGTGGGCCGAGCTGTACGGTGGCAATGCGGCCCCTGGCGCCGGGCAGGAGACCCTCGCGGCGCAGCAGCAGCGCTACGCCCAGCAGATGGGCATGATCGCTCAGGCCGCGACCCTGCAGGCCAACCCATTCCGTCAGCAGCAGGCAATCGGCCAGATGGGCCGTCTCCTGGGCGGCCAGGGCGTGGCCGGCTTCCAAGCGCCGAATACAGTGGCCGGCGTGGGCGTCGCCGGCGGTAACACGCAGGGCGGACTCGGCTACCTTCAGCAGATGGTCGACGACATCCGCGACCCGACCGCCAACACCCAGTCGATGAACCAGATTCTGCAGGGCATTCCGACGCCCAACAAGGTCAATAGCGTCGAGTTCCTGCGCGCCGCGCCGAGCACCCAGAACATGGTCCTGCAAGGGATGCAGGAGAAGTACGGGCTCGATCCTGCCGATGCTCTGGGACAAATCAAGAACACCCTGCCAGGCTTCTCTGCGCCGTCCACGTTCGGCGGGATCAAGCGCTGAGGTAGCACCACATGCCACTCAAGAAATCGACATCACCGGCGGCGTTCAAGTCCAACATCCGGGCTGAGGTCAAGGCTGGGCGGCCCGTGAAGCAAGCGGTGGCGATCGCCTACTCGGTCAAGCGCAAGGCTGCGGCGAGCAAGAGGAAGTCGGGACGCTAGATATGGCGCCAGGTCTTGAGTCGAGCTATGTCCCGGATGCTGACCGTGGTAGCAACCGGACGTCTCATTCTATTCGGGATCACGAGTGATGCTCAGCGAGAGAGGTACTCACCCCGACCTGCTCGAGGAAGAGCGAGCGAGTCAGGCCGCTGCGGCCGAAGCGCCACCCCCTGAACCCACCCCACGGCGTCGATCCTCCGGTGGCACGCCAGCGCGCGCGGAACCCTCGGATACCAGTGCAGGCGCAGCTCCTCCTCCGGAGTCCGAGGTGCCCGAGGCTGGTGACTCCACTCCCACACCTGCGGAGTCATCAGCCGACGGCTCGCCGCCCGAGTGGTTCAGCCAGGTCCGCGAGGCCAAGGACCCTAGCGAAGCGCTCAAGCTGCTGGCCAAGAACCTGCGCTACGAGCAGCTCGAGCAGGACGAGACCCTCTCGGGTGTCATCGGCCGTCTGAGCGACCGGCGCGCCCAGGAGCTGCTGCGCAAGCAGGAGGCCGAGCGTCAGGACCGCGCCAAGCGTGAGGCGGCCCAGAAGGGCGACCTGTACGCGCTCGGCGAGCTCAGCGCGCCGGAGATTCTCGAGCGCGCGCGTCGCGAGGCCGCGGCCTCGGCGTCGGCGCCGTTCATGGACGGTGTGGCGCTCTTCCAACAGGCACTGCCCGATGTGATCCAGGAGCAGGTCGCGGGCAAAACCTTCGGCGCCGGCAAGGGCCACGCCGAGGGTGTGAAAGAATACCTCGCGTTCATCACCGACGAAGCCGTCAAGCTCGGGGTCGACAGAGAGTTACGACGCCGCGAGTCTGCATTGCGCAAGTCGGTGCTGAGTGAGGTGAACGGCGATGAGCCCGTCCCCGAGCGCGACTCCGGTACCCCCAGTCGCGTCCGCGAGGTTACGGATGAGCAGATTGCCGCGATGTCGCAGCCTGAGTACGAGGCGCTCTTCGACCCAGGCGGCATTCCGAAAGCGGGGGTACGCCACAGATCCACGCGCGGTGTCCCCCTCAGACGACATTAGGGGGTAACTCGTGGCTACCGGTACTGGTATAGCGGCGACCGGCAATGAGTTCGTAGACAAGACGATTTCCGACGGCGTCTTCAGTCCTGACATCTGGTCCCGTGAAGTCCTGCGCGCGACCGAGGCCAATCTGGTCATTGCGCGCAGCGTCAACCGCGGCTTTGAGGACGACGCGAGCGTCGGCAAAACGGTCAAAGTCGCGTCGATCGGCAACCTGGCCGCTCGCGCGAAGGGCGAGAACAACGCCATCACATATGAGACGGTGGCCGAGACGGCGACCACGATCACGCTCAATATCTGGAGCTACGCGGCCGTCGGCATCGAGGACATCGTCAAAGTCCAGGCGATCGTCGACGTGCAGAACGAGTATCAGCGCAAACTGGGCTACGCCGTCGCCAAGGACATCGACACCAAGCTGGCCTCGGACTTCGCCGGCTTCTCGCAGATCGTCGGCACGCTCGGCACCGCGGCCTCCGACGCCAACGTGCTGGCCGCGGTCAAGCTGCTCGACGACGCGGACGTGCCCCAGGACGATCGCTTCTTCATCATGACGCCGGCCGAGAAGGTCGCCAAACTCGCGCTGGACCGCTGGAGCAACGCGCTGTACATCGGCACCGGCCAGTACCCGACGCGCACGGGCATGCTCGGCGACATGTACGGGCTGAACCTGGCCGTCACGACCAACCTGGTCAAGCCCGCCGGTGGTCAGGCCAACAACGCCATCTTCCACCGCGACGCACTCGCGCTCGTCGTCCAAAGGACGCCGAAGACGCACATCTTCTACGACATCGACATGTTCACCTGGAAGCTCGCCGTCGAGGTCATCTACGGCCACCAGGAGATGCGCGACAACTTTGGCGTGCTGGTCAACGGAGCGAGCTGATGGCCGAGCCGATCACCGGCAACGACTTCCTCGACAAGCTGCTCGAGCAGGCGCCGACCACGGCCTCCCAACCGCGCCGCGGCCAGAACTACAACTACCCGACGCGCCTGTTCCTCAAGCCCGACGGCAGTGTCGTCAGCCTGCAGGGCGACCCGCAGAACCGCGCGTACTACCAGGACAAGGGCTATCACCTCCTGTCCGACGCGCCCGGCCGCGCGGGTGCCAAGAGCGAGGTGCGTCAGTACGTCGAGGACGAGTACCCGCGCATCCTGCTCGACCAGCGCCGCAAGGCCGAGATCATCAACGCCATCCGCGAGGCCAATCGGCGCGACCCGACGCTCAACCTGACCGACACGTTCGACGCGTGGTCGGTCGAAGAGTTGCAGGAGTACCTGAAGCAGATCAAGGACGAGACGGGCAAGAACATCCGCATCGTCACGCCGCGCCGCATTCGGGCGGCCGAGGAAGCCGCAGAGGCGCGTCTGCTCCAGGGGGTCGAGACGGCCGAGAGCGCGTCGGTCGAAGCGCTCCAGCAAACGCTCGAGCGTGGCCGCGAGCAGACCGTCGCGGCGACCGGCTACGACCCGCTCGAGCAGGCGCGACGGAAGAAGCCATGACCGATTCGCCGACGGCCGCCGACCTGATCGCGCAGGCCAGAGCGGCGACGACGGTAGAGGAGCTCGACGCGATCGAGGCCCAGGCCGCCGGCCGGGTGACCGTCGAAAGCGCGGTCGCCGAACGCCGCGCGGAACTGCAATCCACGGGAGGTCCCGCGATGTCTGAATCCAGCGCGCCGCCGGTCGTCGATCCCAGCCCGACGGCGCCGCCAATCATGCTCAATACCCAGACGCTCGAGGAAGTCCTGGCGGCCTATCCCGCGCCGGCGTCGCCGGACGAGGTCCTCGCGCTCGAGCCCAATGATGCCGAGTCGGCGACGGAGGGACCGCACGAACAGGTCAGCCCGACCATGTACGTGCACATGACCAAGCCCGACGGCACCGAGTTCCTGGCTCCGCTCAGCAACGAGGAGCACTACCAGGCGAAGGGGTTTACATCCGGCGCTGCCGAGGACATCCCCGACCTGGTTGCGTACTGGGCCGAGAAGGCGGGTACCGCGCCAGCCGAGCCAGCGGCGTCTGGGGTGTAGACGATGCCGGTCGATAGTGGCTCGATTGCCTCCCAGGTCGGTGCGGCTGGGGGGCTGTGGACACACACGCCGGTCGATTGGCGCGGCAACGAGGGTCCAACGGCCAAGCCTGGCGGCTGGCCGACCGACGCCGGGCTGGCAGCACCACCTAACGGGTCAATCGGCGGCGCGCTGAACCTGGCGCCAACGATCAGCGCCATCTCGGTGACGGGCATTACGACGACGGGCGCGACGATCAACTACACCATTCAGCCCGCGGGCACGAACCAGGTCGAGTACGGCACGACGCTGGCGTACGGCTTACTGAACGTTGAGGGCGGCGGGTCGGGGCCGATGGTGAAACCGCTGACGGGTTTGACGACCGCCACGCTGTACCACTACCGGATCCGCGCGACGGCCAACGGACTGACGACGTATACGACAGACCGCACGTTCACCACCTCGTAGGAGGTCAGCATGCGCGAGATCCCCGATCCCAATCCGCCACCGGAGCCCGAGCCGGAGCCTGATCCCCAGCCCGAGCCTGAGCCGGAGCCGGCACCGCCCCGCGCGTGACCGAGACGCTGCACGTCCAGACCACGCACCGCGCCGACTGTCGGTTCGGACCCGGTCTGTTCCGCATCACCTACGACGGACCGAGCGGGCCGCAGCTCCGCTATTGCCAGACCCAGGCTGAGGTGGAGAGCGTGCACCGGCTGCTGCGCGGTGTCGCCACCGTGCGCGTCGAGCGCGACGGGCACTGCCTGGACGGGCCGTACGGCGGCGATGCGCACACACCGGACGTGGTCGATGCTGAGGCGTGGCTGGCGCTGCCGCGCGAGCAGGGCATGCGCGAGCTCGGGCTGACCTCCGATGCCGACTACGCGCGCGCCTACCGCTCGATCGAGGCGGCCGTGGTGCGCCGCAACAACCGTGAAACGCAGGGCGGCGTGCATGCGTCGATCGTGATCAAGAAACGTGGTCGCGTGGTGACCGACGTCTGATGCCGCTCAGCAGCGCCGAACGGCTGGGCCTGCCGTTCACGGCGATTCAGGGCTTCCTGACGGGCTTCGCCACGGTCAGCCCGGCCAGTGGGACGGTCCTTGGCGGCATGATTGCACCGACGCCGGCAGTCATTCGCTACGTGGTCGCGGCCGCGGCCGCTGGTGGAGCGACGACCGTCCTGGACGTGTTGCTGAATGGCACCAGCATCTGGACGAATCCGAATGATCGCCCGACGCTCACCGGCACCGCGAGTGGCCGCTTTGCTTCTGGCCGAATCAACCGTTCGGCGGTCCACGTGGGCGACATCCTCGAGCTGGTTGTGGCCACGGCCGGCAACAAGGCGCGCCTGGTGGCGACAGTGGCGCTTGAAGACCCGAGTCAGCGAGCTGGATGATGACCACGCCTGCGCCGCCGCTGCTGCCGCCCGGTCAGACCGCCCCGCCGCTCGTGCCGGTCTCGCCACTGCCGCCGCCGTTGGCACCGCCGGTGATGCTGGCGCCACCACTGCAGACGGTGCCGCCACTCGATCTCGAGCCGCCGCCGGCGTGGCAAGGGCCGCCTGGTCCTGTCGGGCCGCAGGGTCCAGCCGGCGCGGACGGCGCGCCAGGGCCTCAGGGCCCACAGGGACCCGCGAGTGGCGTCGACGTCGAGCTGCGCACCTATATCCAGCGCATCATGGCCGTGCTCGATCCGAGCGGGCCACCACCACCACCGCCATGAGCCGACTGCTGACCACGGGCTACGAAACGGGCGACGTGAATGAGGCGGGCGCCAGCGTGATCGGCGCCAATTATTCGTTGACCGCGGTCAACACCAATCCCACCCCGCGCGCGGGCGGCGCGTACTGCCTCAAGTTGGGCGTGACCACGGGCACGTCGATATCCACGACGTACAAGTCTTTCAGTCTCGGGGCACTGAAAACCGACGTATGGGTGCGGTTTGCGTTTCAAGCACACGGCGTGCCCAGTGGCGCCTCGACTGAACTCGCGATCTGCACATTGCTCGACAATGCGACGGCGGTCCAGGTAGCTGTCAGTTGGAGCGCGGCAGACAATTTGCTGCGCGCGTATCGCGGCACGGTTGCCAGCGGCACGCTCCTGGGCGCCTCGTCAGCCTCGCTGGTAGCCGATGTGTGGCGGCTGGTCGAAGTGCGCTGGCAAGCAACCAGCACCACGGTTGGCATCGTGGAGGTCTGGCTGGACGGCAACCGGGTGATCAACTTCTCCGGTGACACGACCAGCAGCACCGTGGTCGGCCTGCAAACGGTCTATCTCGGGTGCTCGAACTCGGTGACCGGTGCGTCGACAACGGCCACCTGGCTGGCCTTTGACGATATTGCCATCAATGACACGGCCGGGACTGCGAACAGCGGGCGACCTGGCGACGGCCGCGTGCTCCTGCTCCTGCCGAGCGCAAGTGGCTCCTCGACGCAATTCACGCGCGGGGGCACGGACACGGGCGCGAACTTCAGCCAGGTCAACGAGCTGCCGCCGTCGATGACC